GTGTCCTATCGCTCACAAAAAACCGCCCACCCTTAGATAAATTACATCTAGTGCAGCTTGCAACAAGGTTGTCATCGCTATCTAATCCACCAAGCCTTCTAGGTATTACATGATCCACAGTCGTTGCCTCTTGATTACAGTATTGACAGATGAACTGATCCCTTCTTAATACACGACTGCGAATAGATCGCCAATGCCTTGTTGATCCGGTAGATCTTAGAGCTGACTTACTCAATACCATCCCTTAATCTTATGATGTGCTAAAGCATTACAAGGGTTATCGTATCGCTTTTGTATGTATTTGAGTTGCCAATCAATTTGTTTAAATCCATCAACTGTTGCTAACCATTTAGATCTACCTTGAGGAATGCCATGATGACTACCATTCTTAGCCTTTGGATTCCATCTAGATTCTTTAAAGTTTAACTCATCTAAACAATAGAATTGATCTAAGTTATTAAGCTGTATGAATGCATATTGTCTGTAATGATTGGTCTTGTTAGCAGCTACGGAATCATCTTTTAAAAGGCTTATGTTCAAGACTGTGAACAGAGATATCACCAAACCAAACCTTGCGATCTTTCTGCTTCGCAGATCGCCCTTTCGCTCTGAAAGCGAATTTGCGTTTAAGGGTATCATACGCTTCCAAATCCTTCGGCATAACCGCAGGTCAGACGGCAAGTCGCTCATATAGACATCCATCCTATGTATTGTGCATTTGGATTATCTAGTAGCCATTGCTTACGCAATTCATTCTGATAAGCCCAATTGATTTGATGTGTCATTTCGTCATGATCAGCGCACATGTATGGCACTCCTTATCTGCAAACATCCAAGACCCACACTTTGTGCAACGCATGACAGGCTCTTGAGTGTCAGTTGATTCTGCTAGATTCTTTGTTCCCACAGCGCAACACTTTAGGCATTGATAAACTCTAAAGCCATCAGCTTCGGGATATCCGTCAAGCCACACAAACTCAGTATTGGCTGAACAAAAGTTGCATCTGAAATTAACCATCTTTGCCAGCCCATCCAGTTCCCTTAAAGATCGTAGGCACAGCTGTAAAGACACGTTTTAAAGGTGCATTGCATACTTGACAATGAGGGATTTTATGATCCATTGGTAAATCCAATACAATCAGCAACCCCTCACCATCGCACATGTAATCGTAATTAGGCATGATACGGAATTCGGTTTATTGCATGGCAGGAATAGCATCGAAGCAGATCGCCCTCATGAAGTAATCTGTCATCGTTGCACAAGTCGCAAGTAACCATTGATGGCTCTACTTTTACTCCGTCATCCGTAAAGGTGGCAGTTAAGCCAGAGCCGTCAATTATTTGTAATTCACCCATTTATTCACCTCCTTCAAAATACCATTTCCCATTAGCAGTAAGTTTTGCCCATTTAGGTGGACATTCTTTTGCCTTGCATATATAACCTCGATATGGCTTTCCGCCTTTGCTGATTCCCTCTTTCAAAATATGCCCATGTTGGCATGCAGGTGGCTCATTAGGTATTGATGCACCAATTTCAGCAACAACATCACCAACAGACCAAGCAACAGGTTCAGGCTCTTTCTTATCAGCTGCAAAACTATCTCTCAAGATCGTTTCGATTTGTGCTGATTTGCTTCCGGGTTTGCCATACATATTTTGCTGGCTTTCTAGCTTCTCCTTAAATGAGGGTTGACTTTCGACCTTTTGCATGTCATCTCTTGTTGCAGTTTTGTCAGATCCTTTAAGTAGAATGATTGCTCTACCCAATGCGCTTGTCGCAGTATCCTCAACATAAAACTTTTTCATGTTAGGTATGTAAGTTTCCCTAGATCCAAATGCCACATTGGAAACTGCCGGAGCAGCATCTTTACTATCTCGCCAAATTGTTGCTTGAATCAAGATATAACCCTTTTCAGGATCATGACTTATGACTGATAGATCTGATCGACCCATTGGATAGTTACTGATAAACCATTTGTTAAGGGTTGCCACATCCTCATAATCATCTAACTTAAATGCCATTACAAATCATCTCCCTTTTTGAAGTCGCTGTCGATTTCGGCATCATAAACTGTTTTGTAGATACCGATGTATGCTGCAATGTCCACAAGACTGTCGTGATGTCCCGGACTTTCCTGCAAACGACTAATTTTCTGCAAGATGTTAATGATACAAATATCATGAGGCATGACTGGGTATTCCAGATACGAACTGACCAGCTTCGAGATTCGCTCCATGTTGTAAAAAGGATGCCCATACACGACACCTCTTGACTGGATAGTTGTGATGGCTTCATCAAAGAGTTGCTCAGTTTTTGTCATAATCAAAGACTTCATCTGACTGCTGCTTAATGGTAATCATTCTGCGGTGCATATCCCAACCCGTTGCACGACCACGCCAATAGCCCCGATTGTAAATTTCGGTTTGCCATAAACTGACTGCATAGGCTAACAAGCCGGTTGCTATCATGAACCATAAAATGGTGATTCCGTTAATTTTCATGCGTTCACCGCAATTTTGTCAGCGTAAGCCAGTTTCCAATCAAAGCCATTTGCATCATCAATAGCGTATGCAGCTTTAATTCTAGAACTGTGAATTTCCGATGCACGATGACCTGATGGGCGCTTGCAACTTAATCCTGCTTTTGCTGAACAATCAGGACATTCCAAGGATCTAGGACAAACATCTCCACGAGTAATGCCATCGCACCATTCGCATTTTCTTTCATTTGACTTCATTTTGCTCCCTTACATATCCACAGCATTTCTGTGAATACATAAAGTTTGACCTAAATCAAGTTTTTAAGCCAATAATTTATCGGCGTGGCTTATAACGATTAGATAACGCCAAGATCCTCAACATCATCGATATGGTCATCAATCGTGCGGTCGATATAGTCTGTTTCACGCCCCATAAGACTTTCCAAGAGCTGTGAAACTGCCATCTTTATTGATTGGGATCATCTGCACGCTCATATTCTTGCCATCCCATTCCATCAAAACTATGCCCATTTGCCAATTAGCCAATCCCTTAGTATAGGAGGCTTTAGCCCTGTTCATAAGGTTTCCTGTTTCAACCCCGTAAAGGGGTCTATAAGCCCCATACAGCCCCTCTGAGTAGGCTGACATACCTAGTCTATGGGTATGACCACAAACCACGCTCTTTCCTGCCTTTTTGGCAAGATTTAGGGCAGTCTGTCCAGCGTTGGGATTCATGTTTCCTTCATCGCCATGAGCCAAGATCCAGCCCTTTTCAAATTCATAGAATGTTTTATGAAAGGTAATGCCCATAGAATCAAAATTCATGAACTTGGAATACTGCAATTCGGGAAGTGAGATCATTCCCGGAACTTTTAGGAGAGTGTTATATAAGCGATCAGTATGATTACTGCGGATAATATGAGCTTCTCGGCTGTGCTCTGTGAGAGCCCAAAGGATCTCTTGAGTAGCTGTGCGGTCATCATCCAAAGTTTGTTGATAAGCCAAAGGTGTTTTCTCAGCCCAACGGCTAATTGTTTGAAAATCAATTTCATCACCAACGCAAAGGACACTATCAAACCTCTCTCGCTTGGCTAACTTAATTACATTCTTGACTGCTACTTCATGGTGGTATGGGATTTGTAAATCCGAAATTACCAAGTATCGCTTAATCGTCATCCTCATCGTCAGTTGGATCTATGGAAGGAATAATCCCGCCATCGCCTACGACCCAATCAGGAAAAGTCTTATGTTCAGTCATAAGCCAAAAAGCGTGCTCAGGTGTAAATCCTGCTTTTCTAGCCGCTTTGTAACATTCGTGCAAAGCCAAGTAATGCTGATCGATTTTGCTTAATGGCTCAGGAGTTTGGCGAACGACTCGACGATTGATCTTTTTGCGTTTGATAGGTTTTCGTGTGTTCGCCATAATTAAAATTATCGCTTACTGATTAAGACAAACAGATCATCGACACGCTGTTCAAGTCTTGTAATTTGATCCTTGATACTGCTTCCAGAATTGGGTTTCAATTCTTGTAAGTAAGATTTAATAACCCAACGCAGACCCAGTAACAAACTTGTAGATACGGCGGATACGCCAACGGCTATACCAACCCATTCGTTGGCTGTCATTTCGCATTAAGTCCATAATCAGCTTCTTTGCCTGACTTTGGATCTAATGCTTTGGCAAGCGGTGCAACCAATGCTCCAGCAAGGATTGCAAATTCTGGTCGGATGTCAGCAACAATTGCCAACAGCACAGTTATACCGGAAGCAGCCACAGCTCTTAAATATGACTTAATTGCTGCCTTGTGTTTGTTTGATAGTTTCATGCAGTGCCTCCTAGTAGTGGTATGTGAAAAAACTCAGAATTCTTATCTTGATCTTTCTTGAAACTTACATGGATGTGATGGTTATGAGGATTGCCCTTATATTTACGCCAACGCCATCCAAGTAAAGGTGATGCAATTTTTGACTGATGAATTAAATAACTGATGCGACCATTGGTTTTCCCGTATGATCGAATTTGATCTGCCAAATATGCTGAAAGCCCTTTGTCGTCAGAAAGCCGAGCGTCAATATCAATTGCTCGCACGCAACCATTTGTGTCTGGGTTGTGATCGCTCTTTCGTGTGCTATGTCTAGCATCACCAATCCACCCATCAGATTTGCGCAAACGCTCTGGGAAGGAATCATCGATCTGCTCACGCAACTGCACAGCTGCTTTAGATAGGTAAGGCTTCATCAATAATCTTAAAAGATTAAATCAAAGCCTTTAAGTCATCCGGACTTAAACCTATTGCTGCCAATTTTGCTTCGGCTGCTGCCTTAGCATCAATCTTGGCTTGCTCTCTTTGAATTTTATCCAAACGAGCATTTGCCCATTCTAAAATGGTTTTTTCATAATCGGCTTTTGATAATTTGGTATAACCATCATCATCATTTCCAACTTGTAAGGTTGGATTTTCTGCCTTAATTATTTCAATCATACCTTCAAGAGTATCTGCAATTTGATTTGATTCGTATGTCATTATGCTTTCGCCAATCCATAGACGCTAATTGTTCCTGTTATGTTTGCTGATGATGTTTTGAATAAAACGCCTGTATAAGTTCGGGCTTGGTCATTGCCACCACCAAATTGGTAATTTCTATTTTCAATAAAGTTTACAGATTGCCCCATAAAAATTGGATTTTGAGATGAATTACCGACATTGTAAAAATACATCTGGCCGTTGCTTAAATATGTTGAATTACCACTGTTTTCTTGAAGTAAAACTTGTGCTGTGTTGCTGCTATTAGCATAGCCAGTTGAAGCCGAACCTTGAGCAACATACGAATTGGAAACAAAATAAAGTGATGCTTGTGTAGTTGGCCCTGCATATCTTAATTGCATATGCAAATCGTCATTTTGTGCTGCTGAATAAATGCTATCAATAACCAATAAATAAGATGTGTATGATGATGTGAAAATATCATCAAAGGTTGTTCCAGTATTTGCAACATTTGAAAATGATGCTCGTTTGATTAAAGTCATTCCACTTGAACCACCAGCAGCACCCCATTCAGGAGCAGTTGCACCAGAGTTAACTTTTAACACTTGACCTGCTGTGCCAATTGCTAATCTACCCAAAGTATCGGCAGCAGTTCCATAAACTAAATCTCCAGCAGCATCAATTACTGTGTTTTGAGTATCGCTAACATATTTCAAACCTGTTGCTTCACCGCTTGCTGCAACCAATCTTTGATTGTCAGTTCCAACTGCAAGGCGAGCTGGAGTGTCAGCAGCAGATGCTGCAACAATATCTCCCTTAGCATCAACAATTGCATTTTGAATTGCATTAGCATCATCAGAAGTTGCCCATGCTGGCACGCCTCCAGCAACTGTTAAAACTTGTCCATTTGTTCCAATTCCAAGTCTTGTGTTTGTATTTGCCGTTGCTGAACGATATTCAATATCGCCAAGAGTTGTGGAAGGGTTTAAGGCTTTTGTTGTTGTATCAACAGATGAACCAAGCGTGCGAATAGCAGCTGCGCCATCCTTAACCAGATCGGTGTCGTCCGGTGTTTCCCAATTGTAATTCGTTGTGTTTGCCATATTAGGCTACTGCTCCAATCGCATTTTCCCATGTAAGTGTACCACTTAGAGTGTTCCAAGCCTCTGAGGCTGATACTTGTTCCCATTGAACTGCAACTTGGGAGAATTCAATCGGGCTCAGATTTATGGTTAAGAATAATTCGTTGAATCTAGTGCTCCAACGCCAGCCTTCAACATAACCCTCGAACTGTAAGGTTGGGGCTATCTGGACAGGCAAGTCTGTGATTCGCATTGGCTGACCAATAAAGATCCCAAGCAAGGCATCTCGGTCTGCATCATCAATTGCTGAGTTAGTCAATGGAAATGTAATGCTGTCAAATAAGGCTCTTGGATAAGATCTTAAAGATATAAACCTATTAGCGACAGACTGAGCATCGGTGGCATCATGCAAGACTGTGTTAATTGTTTCGCCTCGGTAACCAAATATCTCAATACTGTCTAAATCAATTGCGCTTACCTGTGAACCAAAGTTGTTGCCGTAATTTAGGAATACATCGTTTCGGACATCTGCACCCCTAGTCAAAACCTTTAATCCTGCTCCAAAGGCTGTGTTTGCTGAAATCTCTGTGTAACCATTATTGGCAAGATAATTTTGCCTGTGTAAAGCATCGGCATATCCAATGCGACCTTCGTTGTCCTCATACAAAACACCAAATGCGCTGTCAGCAATAAGACTTGCAATGTTATAGACAGTATCTGGATCTGCGCCTCGATTTGATATTTCATAAACTCCTGGTCGATCGATCTCGCCAAGTCCTAAATTTTCAGCATTTGCCCAAGTAACTGTTGGGTCATATCCTGCCCATGTTTCAGCTGCTGGAACTTCATTCCAATTGTTTAAGAATAAATCAGATAGCAATTCAAACATTTGGTCGCCATCATCATCCCTAGCCAATGTTCCGTCATAGATAACTTTCGGCAACTTAGCCAATGAACCTAGAGCAAGAATGGTATAAGTAAAGGTTTCTGCAACGCTACTAGCTGATGCAACCTCGGTAGTAATGTCTGTAATGTTGCCACCAAATAAAGTCCTAAAAACATTGGTGCTGTCTTTAACCTGTAATGCTATTCCGTCATTAACTTGGAAATTGTAGTTTTCATTATTCAAAGCCACTAATGCGATTTGAATATAAGATGGGGTTGGTTGTGCGTAAATATCCTCACGCCCTGCTTGGTGGGCTATATCAGAGATAGCGACATCGGTGTATTCCACACCATTGATGCTTAACTTATATTCAGGCGTAAAGACTGACATTATCTCGCTCTAGTGATGCCGCTGTTATAGAGCTGTGGAACTGATCTTGATGAACTCTGATTAATGACCTTAGCAACTGCTCTAGCAGCACCCTCAGAATCTACGGCTTGAACTGTAACATTAGTAACTGTTGTTCGATTTTCACGAACATTTGCAGGAACTGCTGGCAATGGTGCAGCGCCTAACATTCCTAATTGACTTGCACTAGGGGAAACATTTGGAATATATCCAACATCTCCTCCGGGCTTAATGATATTAACAACTCTAATTGCTTGATTTGCTAACTCTGTCAATCCGCCAATAACTTCACGAATAAAGTTAAGCAAGCCCTTTAATATATCTGCGAGTCCGCCAATTGCTTTGCCAAATGTTT